ATTTGTAAAGATCGATTCAGAACCACTATCCACTTCTTCTGATTATTACGTCCCGGCCAATTCTTCTGCGACTCTTGCGTTATCTCCTGCATCACAAAGAGTAGCCGGAATTACAACCGGAGCAACCACAACTATTGATTTTCCAAGTGGAACCGGATCCCCTTTTGATCAAGGCGATTACGTTTCTCTCAATTGCCCTAATCAACCTTTTTATAATTTTACACATAAACAGGTATTATCAGTAAACAACACTGCAGATGTAAGTGGTTATTTTTCAACAAGAATAACCGTTAATAATAATTCATCCGGTATTGTAACTGCCTTTAGTGATTATGGCGATATGAGGAAGTCACTAAAAGTTGGAACTTTTGGTACTGGTGCAGGAACACTTTATTATCAACAAGTTCAAATTTCAGGAGACGCATAAAATGAAACTAATCATCGAAGAAGCCGAATCAGTAAAATACATTACTGAAAAAGTAAACGGTAAAAATGCCCTTTTTATTGAAGGTAATTTCCTTATGGGCAATAACCCCAATAGAAACAATAGGGTTTATCCAATGGAAATCCTAAGGGAGGCCGTAAAGACCTACACCGATAATTTTATTAATTCTAAACGATCTCTTGGTGAACTGAATCATAATTCAGTCCCAGGTGTCGATCTAACCAAAGTATCCCATATGATTACTTCCCTTAAAGAGAATGGTAATTATTTTTATGGTAAGGCCAGGATTCTTAATACCCCAATGGGTAAAATTGCCCAGGGTCTTATTGATGAGGGTGTTGTTCTTGGTGTTAGTTCACGGGCTCTTGGTAGCGTAAAACCGACTAATGAAGGATATTCAGTGGTCGGTTCTGATCTCGTTATTAATTGTGTTGATATTGTCCACGATCCTTCTGTTGGTGCCGCCGCCTTTGTCAATGGCATTTATGAGGGCAAAGAGTGGATTTATGATTCCGCAAAGCAGGAATACGTTGCAATGAATATTAAAAACAAGATTGAACGTGATGTGGTTAGCAAAAGATTATCCGAAGAGCGGATGATTATGCATTTTGAGAATTACTTGAACATGCTTTAAGTATAAATAGATTATGAAAGTAAAACTTTTCTAAATAATAATAGAGTAATACACACTGTTAAGGAGACTTTTAAATGGCTCGCAAGCAACAACTAGATGAAATGGAAGCAAAGAACCCTCAGTCCAAGACTAAGGTTAATGCAAGTGCCAAACCTGGCGATCCAATGCCAAAGCTAACCACTGGTATTCCTGATGGTCAGACTGGTGGTTGGGAAGATCTTGGAGGTCCTACCCCAGAAAATGCCAAGCCCGATGACGATAGCGCAAAGCTAAAAGATCCGGCTGCAAACATTCAACGAGTAGCCAATATTATCCGTGGCCGTAAAGGTTCCCAGGAAGGCGATCAGACTACTCCTAAGATGCATCTTCCTGAAGAGGATGAGCAAGACGAAGACGATCTAGTAGTCGAAGATGCTTCTGAAGAAGATGAAGAAGTAGTAGTCGAAGACGAGTCTGAGGTTGAAGAAACCGAAGAAGACGAAGACGAGGAAGATTTCGACATCCAAGAAGATGTTGAGGCTCTTGTTGGTGGCGAAGATCTTTCTGAAGAGTTCAAAGAAAAGGCCAAGACCATCTTTGAGGCCGCTCTTCGCTCTAAGGTCTCCGAAATTAAAGAATCTCTTGAAGAGCAGTATAACGCGGCTCTCCAAGAAGAAGTTCAGGCCATTGCCGAAGAACTTCAAGAACGTGCTGATTCCTACCTTGAATATGTTGCAGAAGAGTGGATGCATGAGAATCAGCTCGCCGTCACTCGCGGTATTAAGGAAGAACTCACTGAGAGCTTCCTTGTAAATCTCAAGGGACTTTTTGAACAACATTATGTATCAATGCCAGATGAAAAATACGATGTCCTTGAGAATATGGTGAAAAAACTAGATGAAATGGAAGATAAACTCAACGAGCAACTTGACAAGAATATCCAACTAAACAAGCGTCTCTGTGAGGCGGTTGCCGAAGGTATTTTTGACGATGTAGCTGATGGCCTAGCCGCCACTCAGAAGGAAAAGCTCGCCTCACTTGCCGAAAGTGTTGAGTTTGAAAGTGAAAATTCTTATCGTGAAAAACTAGAGACCCTACGGGAATCATATTTCCCTGTAACTTATGTCTCTTCAATTGCACAGCCTGAAGTGCTCACTGAAGACACCGAATACGTTGCGAATGAGTCATACTCAAACTCAATGAATCAGTATCTCAAGGCGGCTTCACTGCTTGCTAATAATTGATTTCAATATTAAATCAAACCCAAACTTTAAACTCTAAAAGGTAACGCAAATGTCCGAACTAAACGAACAACATCTGCTAGAAAAGTGGGCGCCTCTTCTGAACTTTGACGGCCTTGACCCCATCAAGGATTCTCATCGTCGGAAGGTAACCGCTATTCTGCTAGAGAACCAAGAAAAAGAACTCCGTGAGACCAATGCTTTCAATAATGGTCTCCTTATGGAAACTACCCTAGGTAACGCCCCTGGCGCTTCCGGTGGTTTCAGTGGTTCAGCCGCTGCTGGTGGTCCAGTAGCCGGTTTCGACCCAATCCTAATCAGCCTGATTCGTCGGGCCATGCCTAATCTGGTTGCTTATGATCTTGCTGGCGTACAGCCCCTGACTGGTCCTACTGGTCTTATCTTCGCCATGCGCTCTCGCTATAGCAGCCAGACTGGTACTGAGACTTTCTACAATGAAGTTGATACTTCATTCTCTGGTCAAAACAGTGGTCGTAGCCTAACCGCCGGTATTAGCTCTGCTGCTTCTGGTCTAGGTACTACTGCTGGTCAGCAAGGCACCAACCCTGGTCTACTCAACCCAACCGGTTCCGCTGATCAGGCTGCTTATAACCTTGGTCAAGGTATGGTAACTGGTGACGCCGAAAACCTTGGTAACGGCGATAACAACCAGTTCAACGAAATGAGCTTCTCTATCGAGAAAGTTCTTGTTGAAGCACAGAGCCGTGCGCTACGTGCTGAGTACACCCTAGAGCTTGCCCAGGACCTCAAGGCCATTCACGGTCTTTCTGCCGAGGCCGAGCTGGCTAACATTCTGTCTACCGAAATTATGGCCGAAATTAACCGTGAGGTTATTCGTACCATTTATAAGGTGGCCGAACAGGGTGCAGCCGTAAATACCGCAACTCCTGGTGTATTTGACCTTGATATCGACAGCAACGGTCGTTGGTCCGTTGAGAAGTTTAAGGGTCTTCTTTTCCAAATCGAGCGCGATGCAAACGCTATCGCCCAGCGTACTCGTAGAGGGAAGGGTAACGTAATCATGTGCTCCGCTGACGTAGCCTCTGCGCTAACCATGGCCGGTGTACTCGATTATACTCCTGCTCTTAATGCTAACCTGAACGTAGATGATACTGGCAATACTTTTGCTGGTGTTCTTATGGGTAAGTATCGCGTCTTTATCGATCCTTATTCTGCCAACGTTAATGCTACTCAGTATTATGTTGTTGGTTACAAGGGGTCTTCTCCCTACGACTCAGGAATTTTCTATGCGCCATACACGCCATTGCAAATGGTTCGTGCTGTAGATCCTAAGACTTATCAGCCTTCCATCGGATTTAAGACTCGTTATGGCATGGTAGCAAACCCATTCGCTGAGGGTGAAACTAAGGGTCTTGGTGAACTCAAGATTAATAGCAACCGCTACTACCGAAGGGTTGCGATCAAAAATTTATCCTGATTTTGGTATCATTTGATACAAAATATAAGAGGTGGGAAACCGCCTCTTTTTTATTGTCAACTGTCTGGATACTTTTTCCTACATTTATAATGTTTATGATGATTCCTTTCACCAGCGGCTACCGAATACATTTTAGAGCGGTTTAAACCACGCTCTTTACAAAAATCGGAAAGATTAACCACTTCTAGCTCTTCGCCTTCAGGTGTTATAACAATCCATTCTTTTTGTTTGGCCTCAATATTCTTCCTTAATGCATCTTCTTGTAGGGCGGCTGCACGAAGTTTTGCTTTAGATTCTTCAGTATGACGACGACCTCTAGCTTTTTCGCCCATTTTTCTCCGTTGTTCCTCACTTTTGGGAACTCCTTTAAACCTCTCGCTCGTTAATTTTTTATTTTTTTCACTACATTTTCTTCCCCTATTTTTGTCGCCAATAAGTTTCTTTGTGTCTTCACTATGGGTTCTCCCATAAAAAGGATTTAGTTCGCCATACTTTGGAGCCGGTTTATTTGCAAGATAAAAATTAAATAAAATGCCGCCTTCATCATAACCAATTCGACCGTATTTTCTAATTTCTAGTTCTTCTAAATCGTAGGCATATTTTTCTGTCATATTTTCTTGAATTTTAAGAATTACCGGCTCAATACCTTTGGCCCTAAGTTTTATAATGTGCCCAGTTAATCTTTTATTTCTAGTAGTCTTCATCGTATCAGAAAGATGTTGATAACATCTACGGTTTTTGCCTTTGCCAACATAAAAAGGCATCCCGGTCGTAGGGTTGATCAAGTGATAGACATAATAGACCGGATCAAGGGAGTAATCGGAATCAGAAACCAGTTCAAACATTTTTTATCGACTCAATTGCGGAAATTATATTATATATCTCCCGATTTGTCAACCCCCAACCCATAAGTAAGACTCCCACAATCCCAGATTTTCTCATAACCCATCTCACGGACCTTCTCATACTCGGTACAATCATAAGCCCCAATAAACTTCTTCTGGAACCTCATGCGGTTATAACGCCTCAAACAACTACTGTCAACATAAAAATAAGAAGGCCCATTAACCCTGATTAATTCAAACCCATTCTTCCCATAAACATCACCACACGATATGCGTCTATCAGCATAACTAACAACAGAGCCGCCATAAAAACCAATAAAATACTTCAACAACTTAC